AAAACTGTGGAGAGATGAAACAGACGATCCTTTAGCTATTAGCACAGTAGATGAAATGCCTACTGCCTATAATACAGAGTATCCTTATAACTTAACTTATACTACAAAATCAGGCCATGCAATTGAATTAGACGATACACCTGGCCACGAACGTATGCATATGTGGCATAGGTCTGGAACATATGAAGAAATTTCTAATGCACCAGCTAATCCTGGTATTGATGCTGACCGCGGCGAAGTAAAAAATGTATATCCTGAAACCGGTCCATCTGGTTGGAATTACACAACAGCAGGTGGAGTCGCGGAACCAGAGTGGGAGGGTCGAAGATCTCGTAAAACAATGGACTCATTTTTTGAGACTGTTATAAAAGATAAGAATGAGTTATTACAAAGAGATCATAATGTATCAATTGCAAATACTCAAACTGTAAAGATTGGCAATACATATCACTGGACAGTTGGTTATCAGGATCCACCTCCTAATCGTATTAATGACAATGGCTCTACAAAATACGATGGTGGTGCAATTGATCAATACAATTTATATTTAGATGTAGCAAACAATGTTACACTTACTGCTGGAAATAATAGAGTTGTACAAGTTGGTTATGAAATAAAAGATGAAAGACGTTTAGAAAAAGATGTAGATACTTGGAATTATTTTAGAGACGTATATAACACAAGTATTTTAGTTAGTGAAAATAATTATCTTTTATCTGTCGGGTATAATAAAGATACTGAACGTAAAATTGATAGATCTTATTCTCCAGTTACTAAAAACTATTATCGTGATGTAGGTAATAATACAATTCAAACAACAGAAAATAATATGGCAGTTTCTGTTGGATATAGTAAAGATGAAGAACGTGGATTATCTGATACAGATGAATCAACATATTATCGTGATGTAAGAAATAACACTCATATTAGAACTAACAACAACTATAATTTAAATGTGGGTTTAACAAAAGATCAAGAAAGAAAATTATCACCTTTAGATTATGGTAACTATTATAATAATGTAGCTGGGAATCTTTATCATCATGTTGGTGGTGATGAAATTTTTGAAGTTCAAGGTAATCATACAACACAAGCTTACATAATAAGCAACAAAGCTAAAGTAGGAAATTTTTTAGAATCTGAAGGTGGCTTGTGGTTAAAATCTGGTACAGGTATTACAGTTGATTCTGATATGACTGTTATTAATGATAAAACTCTTAACGCAAGATTGAGTGCTAAAAATGGTGCATCTGGATCTTGGACAACACCAGATGGTAAGAAAGTTACTGTCACTGCAGGAATTGTTACGGATATAGTATAATGAGTGTACAAAACGCAACGGAACAAATTAACGCCTGGATTGCTGAATTAGAAGCGATGACTGGCGTAGTATATGTTGAACAAGCAAAAGTTAATGATAACTTTGATCCAGAAAAACCAATTGGTCCTGATAATCAAACGTTTTCTGCGAATCCAAGTTATGATCCAAATACACCAACAACTGTAAATGAAGATACCGGTGCATTAGAAAATTTTCCATATGAAACCGAGCAAGTTCCAGTAAATGGTGCATTTAGTTGTGAAAGGCTGCAGGAATTAGTTGATCAATATGTTCAACATATTACTGATTCGATAGCATCTCACGCAGAGTCAATAGCAAATATTATGTCTACTTGGGCACCTCTTTTATCTTTACCATCTGATCCACTTAAAATTTTAACGTGGGCGGCAAAAGTAGTTGGTGGCCCGGTAGCTCAACAAATTGCTTTGATTGTCCAATTAGTTATTGATCTAGCACAATTAGCATCTGCAATTGCAAATTTAATTAGTGCAGTAACAAGTGCTATTGCACAATTGATTTCTTGTTTAGAACAAACACTATTTAATGCTATCGATGATGTTATTAATTCAATTTATCAAAATGCTGCTAACCTCATTGCAACAGCAGAAAGTTTGGTTGATAGTATTATTGCCAACGCACTTCAAACTACAGGTGCACAAGACTTACTTGATGAAATCGATGCAATTGGTGATGATTTAGGTGCAGCAACTGATGCTATGTCAGATGCTGTTACTGATGCGGCCGCGGCAGCTGCTTCTATTGAAGAACTAGGAACTAGGGAAGATCAATTAAAATCTTCTATTGCACTCAATAGTCTTTCTTTACAGACACGAATAGATAAAGGTTTAGCAGGAGTCGATGGCACACCAATTGGTTCTGGCGCAGGCGGAGGTGGATAATTATGGAACAAGTATTTGACCCACAAAGAGTTCTCGCAACTTTACAAAAATTAGATAAACAAACAGCAGCTATAGCTCAATCAATGTCAGCTATTGAATCGAGCATTGCAACTGCTCCTGCACTTACTAATCTTACAGTTAATGCTGCAGCCCTTCCATCCGGCGGTGACTTTAGTAATACACCGTATAGTGCTAGCGTAGATTATAAAGGTGATGTAAGTGGACCAGATCAGAGTAATACTTTTGTAGTTGCAAATGTAGTAGCAGAAGCAAATACAATAACAAGTTATGGATTACCGGTTGGAAATACCGCTTCATCGTATAATATAACTTTAGTTGTTCCAGATGGTGCTGACACGCCTATAACATTTTGGATGTCGACTAAACCTGGATCTAATAGCATTGCACAAAATGCATATGTAACAGATAGGGCTCAAGCTGTCAGTATTACAAGCAACACGACAATTAAATTTAAAATTGGTGATAATACTGGTGTATTTTCAAATACTTCTCAAATTTATTCATATTCATATTTAATTGAAGATGAAACATATTATATGAATTTTACTTACAATACGTTTGGTAATTTTTCTGGTTCAAAGATGGCGGTTGATTTTGAAGTTCCAGAAGGAATATTTGAAACACGTTTAACTCTTACGGGTATTAAAATATGAGCATTGAAACTGATGTGCAAGCAAGAATTGCAGATATACAATCACGAGCAGCAGCAGTTACAGTAACGGCTTCTGCATTAGAGCAACAAGTAGCTAATCAGCCACCACCACAAACAAATACTATTACAATTGAAGTTGGCAATAGTTCAATTGTTGTAACTGCTTCTGGAATTACAATTAGCGGCCCAGTTACTTTTAGTAACGCAGTGTCTCTTCCAGCTGGATCAACAATTGACGGCTATGTTACTACTACCGATTTTAATACACACACCAGCAATAACGATGCACACGGTGGTCATTATGTACCACCTTCAGGTAATACTTAATATCATATAAATAAAAAATAAATAAGAAGAGTCTAACATGGGCGTAAAGATAGCAAAAAAAGATTTTGAATTTCTACAGGCCGGCAGGCCCGAAGAAGTTTATAGTGATTTTGTGCATACCTTTTTACCACATCCTCACACTGCTCAGATTACTCGTAAAGTAAATGTAGAAGCAGTAAAACATTCTTTGAGAAATATTATTTTTACGAATAAATATGAGAGATTACGTAATCCCGCATTTGGTAGTAATCTCACACGTTATTTGTTTGAACCTCTACAAGATTATATTTTATCAGAAATAGAAGATAATATTGAAGAAACAATTAAGCTATATGAACCTCGCGTCAATGTTACTAGCGTTAAAGCTACATCAGAATACGATGACAACACTGTCAACGTTACCATTAGATTTTACGTATTAACTTCTCAAACAGAAGAAGAAGTTGATATTGTACTTTATAGAGTAAGATAAATGGCCCAGTCAAGTATTAACCTCACAACTCTCGATTTTGATAGTATTAAAAATAATCTTAAGACTTATTTAAAGTCACAGAATATTTTTAGAGATTACGATTTCGAAGGATCTAACATCAGCGTATTGCTTGATATATTAGCGTATAATACAAACATTAATGCTTTTTACATGAATATGTTAAGCAATGAAATGTTTTTAGATTCTGCTATCATGAGAGATTCTATTGTGTCACATGCAAAAGAATTAAACTATGTGCCACGTTCATTTAGATCTGCTACTGCAACAGTAGATATCACAATACGCGATACACAAGCAACTGCTGGTGCTGTTGTGATTCCTCGTGGTACGTCGTTTACCGGAACAACTGGGAATAAGAACTTTACTTTTGTAACTGCTGATAACGTATTAGCATTAAATCCTGCAAATGATAACGATCAGAATACTTATATAGCTTCTGCTATTAAGATATACGAAGGCGATCTAAATTACGATTCTTATATAACAAACTCTAATGCAACCGAAAGATTTATTATTACAAATAAAACAGTTGATACTAATAGTATTAGAGTAACCGTAATTGAAGATAATGGTGAAAATACTTATACGTATTTAAAAAGAGACAAGTTATTTGGTTTAGATTCTACATCGCTAGTTTTCTTTTTACAGGCTGCAGAAAATGATACGTATGAAATTCTTTTTGGTGATGGTGTAATTGGTCGCAAACCAAAAGATAACTCAGTAGTTTTAATTGAATATCGTGCTTGTAATGGTGAACTACCAAATGGAATTAGAAATTTTAGAGCTGACGATGATATTGGCACTGGTGTTGTAACTAATGTTTCAGTTTCAGTTGATGCAGAAACAAAAGAAGTGCTAGCAGCTCAAGGTGGTTCTATTGCAGAATCTATTGAGTCAATTAAATTCAATGCTCCTCGCGCGTTTGCAACACAAGAACGTGTTAAAAGCAAACTTTTCAGAAATTAATGATGTTGCTGCGTATGGAGGTGAAGCAGAAGATCCACCGCAATTTGGAAAAGTATTTGTTGCTGTTGATTTAAAAACTGCAGATGCTTTACCGCCATCAAGAAAAGCAGAATATTATAATTTTATTAAACCATTATCAGCTTTGGCAATAAATCCAGTGTTTGTTGATCCACAATATACTTACATTAAAGTTGATAGTTTAGTCAAATATGATATTACACAAACAAGCTTAAATATTGACGATATTAAACTTTTAGCTAGCTCAGCAATACAAAACTATAATTTAACAAACATTAACGGGTTTGAAAAAACTTTTAGATATAGTAATTTAGTTAGTGCGATTGATTCTGCACAATCTTCTATTATTAGTAATGATACTAATACTTATGCTATTAAATCATTTGTAGTTGATCAATTTTCGCGAAACTTTACTATTAATTTTGGATTCCCTTTAAGAGATGATATACCAGGAACTTTACCCAATCACGATTCGAATCAAATTAAAACAGTCTTTTCATCACCATTTATTTTTGATGGAAAGGAATGTACTATAGAAGATGATGGTTTGGGTTTCCTTAATATTGTATCAGGTAATGATGAATTTCATGAAATTGTTAGGCCAACAGGTACCGTCAACTACACAACAGGTGTTGTCATTATAGAGAATTTTAGGGTTCAAAAAATAGTTCAAGAAAATTATTTAAATCTTTACGCAAGAACAAAAGGAAAAGACATCACGCCAATTAATAGAACTATTCTTTCAATTAGGGATGTTGATGTTAACGTCAAGGTAGAACAGGTTAGACTTTAATGTTTGATATAGAAAAACAAATATCTCCTCTTATAGAAAGTCAGTTTCCTGATTTTTATCAAGAAGAAGGACAGTTATTTGTTGCATTTATAAAAGCTTATTATGAGTGGATGGAAAAAAATCAATTTATAGATGCAAACGATAATACTGTAAAAAACGTTTCACCTGCTCTATATCACTCACGTAGATTGCCAGAGTATAGAGATATTGATACAACGTTAGATGATTTTATTCTTTCATTTAAAAATAAGTATTTGTCTAACATTCAATTTAACGTCGCATCTAATAAGAAACTTTTTATTAAAAACTCATTGGACTTTTATCGTTCAAAAGGAACAGAGCAAGCAGTTGATCTCTTTTTTAAATTAATATATGGTTTAGAAGCAAGAATTTACACTCCTGCTGACGACTTATTTAGACCGTCAGACAATACGTGGATTAACGTAAACTACTTAGAAGTTGTTGGTTTTAAATCTAATCTTAATATGTTAGGAAGAATGGTATATGGTTCTTTAAGTAATGCATCTGGCTATGCTGAAAGAATTAATAGAGTCAAAAAAGGTGGTCGTTATATTGATGTTATTCAATTAGCTAATATTACAGGTGATTTTAAAACCGGTGAACAAGTAGAAACTCGTGATTTGACTCAAAATGTAACAACAAAAATTATTGGTTCATTTTCTAATTTTGATGTTACATTGTCGACACCTGGATTTACCATAGGTGAACAATTATATGTAGATGGTGGTAATGGTAAAAGAGGAAAAGCTACAGTAGCAAATACTGCAAACTATACAGGTGTGATTGAGTTTGAACTTTTAAATGGCGGTTGGGGATATACCAATACTGCCGAAGTTCAAGGCTCTGATGTAATGTTTAATTTTAGCACATTATCTATAACTAATAATCAAGTGTTTGCAGTCAATAATCCATATCAAACTTTTGAAATTGTTAGACAAGATCTTGTA